ATCGTTAGGATTAAGATAACGAAGGATAACGGGCAGACTCGCGGCCAGAGCGGCATTCACAATTGCATTGGCATCCCAGCCCACGGCCAGATATGTCGCTATTCCCGCTGCTAGGAAGCTTCGTGCCCAGCTTGCTGCTATCGCTTTTAGTTCTTCCATCTTCGTCTCCAGTCAATATGGGCAGATAAAACATACTGCCGTCGTTATCGCCCAATTTTGTAAAGCTAATGTGGATGTGTTTCTTGTGTGGGTTTATTCCTTTGTATTTTCTCCATCGGTAATTGCCGACCCAGGATGCAATTCGTTCATTGAAGATAATGTAAGAAATTCGCTTATCAGTTCTGGCAAGTAGTCGTAACTGATTAGCAAGGTCGAATGCCGCGGATTTGTCTGATTTGAGGTCAGCGTCAATGTCGAGGGCACGTACAATCCCTTTTTCATCAGGATTATGGTCAGATTTAGGACTATGCGCCTTATGTCCAGGTGACGCCGCGGCTCCATCCGAAGCTCTATCTCTACTGGGGAACGCATCGTCTATCTGCTCGCGTAACTGTTGCCCCGCTTTACACAGTTTAGGCATTACTTACCTAGTTTTAGACCTTCGGGAATTGGCTGTGAATAATTCCATTCTGCTATGTAAGCACCTTGTCCGTCAGCGTCATCGTATAAAACAATTCCCAATCTTAACAAGTCTGCATCATCTTCTAATTGCAAAGCATTAACAATCTTTTTCCACAGTTCCATGTATTATGCTCCTACAAATTGAATTGAAAAATTAGTTAAATCATCAGCATCAGTCAAGTAAGCATCCAAATTACCACCAGAAGTTTGATAACCTTGCAAAGAGATATAATCACCTTCTGCCAGATAACCTGTCCAATTAATGTAATTGCTGACAGCCGAAACTGAATTGGCGAAAACATCACCCGAAAATAATTGCGTGGAGCCATTTTTCAATAAACGGACAGTTCTTCTTCCCGTTGTATTAATGCCCCAAGAAATTTGAACCAAAACCGTGTAATAACCAGCCCTACCTGTTGGAATTGTTAATCTGTCCGTATTCGTAGATGTTGAATGATAGCCACCAACATCGAAATACTCACTGTTGAAAGATAAAGCGGTTAAACTTGCATTTGGTATTGATTGATTCGTTGAATTATAAACAGATGCTCCATAAAACGATGGAGTTGATGAAGCTGCGGTCGCCCATTTTAACCCTGTCGCGGTTGTCGAGTCTGCTGTTAAAACCTGACCATTGGTCCCGACCCCTAAGCGCGCATCGGTCGTGCTATACGTGTAGAGGTCGCCTTTTGTTGTTAATGGAGAAACGGAACCGCTGTCAATGTTTACCCATGCGCTGCCTGTATATTTGTAAATATTGTTGTCTGCGTCAATGTAACAAAGCATGCCTTCTGCCAAGACACCTGACAACGCAGTATCACGGGCAGTTGTGGTCGCGAACCGCATAACAGTTTGCTCCATTAGATAAGTATTAACCTGGGCTGCCGTAAGCACGTCACCCGTGTTAAACAGCTTATATCCTGCACCTGCCATTGTGTCTCCTTAGTAGCTTAAGACGTCCTCGCCTAGTATACCGACAAAGGCTCAGAAGTGAATAAAGTGGTGTTCCAGCTTGATTTAGTAATATCGTGATGAATGGCATTTACCAGACTGGGCTGGGTTACGCTGGTCGAGCCTGGCATGGTCTTGGTAACCGTGATGCCGTCGAGTAGGTCTATGTCTACTCCAGCTAAAGGCTTATTAGGGTTTGTGTCGTCGTAAAGATTGAGCTGAATGCTGTCTATTCGAACCTCTGGGTCCTTGCGGGTAGCTAAAATACCTTGAGCCTGATTGAGAGCTTCTGCGTCTGTTTGGACTAGGATGCCGTCACGGATGCCCGAATGTAGGAAGTAGGTATCTATTGAAGTCTGGTCGAATACGTTTTGTGCTGTACCACCTGCACGGGTAACTGTCACGTCGTTAATGAGGTTTGTATCGTCAAAGGCTACGACTGCGTTCGTATATGAGATATTCGTGCCAGTATCGCTAAAAGTGTAGATAGAAGTCGCTGGGCGTGAGATAAGCGTGTTACGGTCAACAAAGTTAACTTTAGACTCGCCGTCTACAAATATACCGCCGAACTCGCTATTCTCGACCGTCTGTAATGCTTCTAAAACGTTCCTAGAGGTGCCTGGGTCGGCTTGTAGGGTACTTTCTCCAGTATCTATGTTTCGAAGGCTTACAGGCCAATCTACGGCGTCTAGAAGGGCATTTACGCGAGCACCTGAGAGCTGTCCAGCAGGGGCACCCGATACGGTGCTAATAGCCGAACCTGCAAGCAATTTAAAGGCATCTACGCATTTAAGATTGACTGTGCTTAAGTTTTCGTTACCTTGCCTAAATCCTGTGTCGTAATCTGTGATGTATCCAGAAAATAAATAGTAATCAACACCAAGATATGTTGCGTAAATAATTATCTGACGTAGGGGGACTAAATTAGGGTAATAAGCTCCAGCTGGATTCATCGGGTTCCAGTCGCCATTTTGGTCATAAAGAACGACGTCTGCGCTACCAAACTCGAACTTAGAAGTAATGCGGTTACGACCACGGCGAATGGATACGCGGGTTACAAGGTCTGTAATCTCAACGGGGAGCGTGCCAGAGCCTAAACGGTTAGTACCTAAGATACCTTCGGTGGCGGAACCAAGAATAAGCGGGTCCGTCTCGAAAGCGGTATCGCTATCAAAGTCTACGAATACACGCAGCGTAGGAGCTGCCATTAGATAGCCACGCTACTTAGTAATAATCCTTGTCCTGCCTTTTGGTGTAGATAAAGATTATCCAGAATAGTTTGAGTCAAGTCTTCTTCAGCGATTACGGAACCCTGTACGTTTACAGTTACTTCTATTGCAGGATTGCCGCCTGATTCTTCCAGCATTAAATTAGCTAATTCTAATTCAGACTCCGCTAAGGTTAGAAGGGCCTCAGCGTGTGCTTCTACAGCTGGGGTAATTATCGGGTCGTTTGCTCTATATGCGGCGGCGGCAGCATCATCTAAAACAGAACTAGCTGAGGAAGTCCCTAGAATTGGTGCTGTAGTTGTTAATCCGCCGTTTATATAGACATTATTAGCATCTACGTCCATGCGGTCGATAGTGGTAACAGTCATCGTCTTTTGGTCTAACTTAAGACCTTTCTCAGCGAATATAGTTTCAATTGGTACATTTATCTTTAATTGCTTCAGAAGTTCTTGAATGCGTGAGATTGTGCCAGGCCAGTCTGCGAATGGATTACCCACCATTTCGTCAAGGCTGTCTAGTAAGTCTGCTAATTCCTTAGCAGCCGCTTCGGCTTTAATTAACTGACCTTCTAGGATGATTGCGCGCTTTACGTCTTCATCCAAAATAGCTTGCATAAGTTCTAACCGTAGACGCTCTACTTCGTTAATCTGGCCACCTAGAGCTGCTGCTATTTGAACGCGCTCCAGGTCGAAACGTTGTGCAATTTGGCCTAGTATGCCTTCTTCCTTCTTTTTCTTGTTCAAGGCTTCCTGGCTTTTAACTTGCTTCTTTGTCAACGCTAATAATTCCTTAGCGCGCTTAGCTGCATCGGCTTCGGCTTTAGCGCGAGCGCGGTCTATCTTTACTTGAGCATCTGTCGAACCTGAAACGCTCATAGGAGTCTGGAAAGGCTTAGGTTTTACCTTGCCCATCTGGGTAATAGCAGTCCACGGTGCGAACGGGTCTACATTTCTAAAGAATTCAAATACAGTCGTACCGTATGAGCGTAAATCAGTAAAGGCTGAGATTAAGTTAGCAATACCGCGTGTTGTGTTAGCGATGCTGTCGCCGAACCCATCCATTACTTTAACGCCGCCACCTATGCCTTTATCGCCTTGTAAAATGGTGAAAGCGTCTACTAAGCCTTGTCCTACGGTTTCCTGCATATTGGCATACGCAATATTGAGGACCGCGACCTTACCCCCATAGGTATCTAGGTAAGCGGCATTTTGGCCTGAGAACTGTTTAGCCAATAGAGCTTGGACTTCTGCAAAGTTAGCTGTCTGTAGTTCTGCACGGCTTAAACCTGTATTATATTTAGCTAGACTGCGTGTATTTCCCGTGTATGCCTTACTCAAATCTGAGGCGACGGTAGTTACGTCTTGACCCGCACCTGCGGCAACGTCTAACGCAAGGCCTAGTAATTCTTGAGCTTTAGTGACTGAGCCAGTCGTGGTCAACAAGGACTGGAAAGCTGGGCGCAGCTGGTCATCCAACACACCGCTTGCCGCTTCAAGGTCTGAGATATAGGCGGTTACGCGAGAGTCCTCAAAAGCTAGACCTAAGTTACCTAAAGTTTGTGTTAGTCGTGTCGCTGCGCGCTCGTCTTCTTCAAATGCTCGTACTGACGCTTTACCGAATTGGACTACTTCACGAACGGAAAGAACGCCGACTAAAGTTTTACCTAAGCTTTTAAGATTGCGCTGTAATGAGGTTGTGGCTTTATCGGCTTGCTTAAAACCTTTATCTTTGAATTCGGACGCTATGTCAATACGAATAGCCATTATGCGGCCTTTCTCGTTGAAGTGCGTTGCCTAAAAGCCGTAGAAGCCTTCTCAATGGCTTTCATAACTGAGTCTAAAGCCTTGCCGCTATTATCTGCGTAAGCCGCATAAAGAATGCGACCACGACCACGGCTGAACTTGTCGTATTGCTTGAGTGGACCAATGCCATTCATCGCACCGACAAATATGCGACCAGCGTTGGGGTTATTGCTCTGTCCTATGTTCTTAAAACTTTGTCCGTATTTACGTCCAGCTTTTTGAACGCGTCCTTGTGGATTAACGCGACCTGCCCATTCGGCAATAGCACCAGCGGCATCGCTGTTAAATAATGAATACAACGCTGAAAAGCCTTGACGGTTACGCTTTGTTGCGCCCATCTTGTATGTAATGCCGCGACGTATCATCGTAGAGTCAAATTTAGGAAACTCTCTGGCCTTTGAAGTTCGGCTATTAACTTCTGCGCCTGTGTCTGCCCAGTTATATAAATTTCCAGGTGGGACGCCAGGCACCTTGTTACGCGCTGCGTCGCGTATTTCCTTTAGGGCTATGCGAATTTCGGCGTCCATTTGAGCACGCAGGTCAGGCGCGAATTTCTTAAGAGCTCTTTTAAGCTCTGGCACGCCTTCGACCACGACTGGCATTTTCCCGCTCTTTCGCCTGTTGTTTCAAAACCTC